ATGCCCTCGCTGTAGCATTCGACGGCATAGGATTCTTTGGCGTCTGCAAACGAGACGCGATTCGGCCGATCGACGTCGTTCCAGGCAGGCAGGTTTGGAATGCCGCCGTGCCGCAGTCGGTGAATCGTCTTAAAGTCGGCCACACTCAGCCCCTGACGCATTGGGCCGCGCCACGTTGCCGGAACTTCGGTGTAACCAATCATCATGGACTTATTGATCGCGTCGAGCGTCAAATTGGCAAAGTTGCCCGTGGTGTGGTAAGGGGTTACCGAACGGCCGGACAGACCAGCCTTTTCGGGGCCAAACATTGCCGCCTGAGCGATCTTTTCGCGGGACAGGCCGAACGTCGAAACACCCATGCCACGCACGTACTCGGTTGCCATGTCCATGAGGGTCGCGTGAGTGAACGGGGCAGCCGCTTTGCGTTCGGCGTCGGTCGTGTGCTTTTCAATCTTGCTGTGGTCGCCGTTGGCCGCAAAGCGGACAGCGTTCACGATCATTGCTGCACGAAGGTCACCGCTGAGGCGTTCCTGTCCGGTCTTGCCGATACTGATCGTGCTGCCGAATGGAATTGAGGCGGCGCGTTCGGCCTTCGTCTTCTTCAGGTGTTCGCGGACGGCTGCCACGTCACCAAGGTTACGAACGGCGTCAAACTCGTCAGCCATGTCGGCCAGTTCGCAGAGGCCACGGGCTTCAGCCTCAAACGCCGTGCGGGCCTGATGCTGTGCCTCGAGCGCCTTGCGGGTGCCGTCAGCGATCATGCGAGCGACATCGTCAGCGGTGAGGGCTGGAGCAGCCTGCTGCACAGGAGCCGCACGGGCTGGCTCCGGAGGCGGCTGCTGAAGCGTTGCCAGTTTGTCGGCGTTGTCCACAAGCCACCGCTGGGCCTGCTCATCGGAAAAGTCGGCTGGCATGCCACGCGACACCAGCAAAGCTCGGAGTTCCTGATTCATCTTAAATTCCTCTTGCGAAAACCTGACCGCTGCCAGGTCGAGCCCTCGCAGCTTTGCCTGAGCGTCTGCACCGATGGGAGTCAACGAGACTTCCCGCAGCCGCCACTTCGTCACGACGTTTACCGGGCCAGTAAATTCACGGCCGGAAATTGTTTTGGTCTGCCCTTCGGCGATGTATGTTCGCTTCAGGACGTCATAGCCCACACTCACGTCCGTGATGTGTCCCTCGCGAACGCCTGCCATTGCGTCTTCAGCCTGAGCGGCTTTAGAGAACATCAGCGTCGCGGTGATGTTGCCATCGCCTACAGTGATGTTTCGGGCGCTGCCCAGCTGGTCTTTGATGCTGGATCGGTTGTGCGAGTCGAGAAACGGGATCTGCCGACTCTTCGGAAACTCTGCACCACGGGCCAGCAAAACCTCCGGAACCATCTCGCCGCGAGACCAGTCCGGCATAAGCACCGGGGCCTCAGTGCTAATGACTGCCTCGACAGATCTTTCATCCTCGCGGAATGACTTTGCGCGGACTTCAAGCGAGCGAAAACCGGAATCTGCCATCGGTCTTGCAAGTGCCTGTGATCGCTTAGACATCGGCTGTTTCCTCTTCGTTTTCGTCGGCTGTTTCGCTACCAACGTCTTCCATTTGTTCGATTGTGGCCATCGCCGTGAGTGCCTGCGGATCGACGCCGAGAATGTTGTTTACCACAACTTCTGGAATGCCTCTGGCCGCTGCCACTTCGCGCATTTCAGCGATGTTGTCGATGACAGTTCGCCAATTCACGTTTTGTTTTGCGCACTCCATCTGCAGCGAGCTGAGGCCGCCTTTAATGCGAAGCGAAGCGGCTTTGGCATCGTCTGTTGGATTGATAGAAAGAGCGACCGGGCCTTGCCAGTTGGCAGCCGAAAACCGCCCGGGATTGGCTTGAAACTCCGCCGCCGAAACAATGCCGTCAAAGAATCCAGCCAACACTGCTTCGCGAATGAGCGTCTCGTAGATCGGCTGGCAGAATGAGCTGGCGAACCACTCCTGCACGTCATGCAATTCCGGCCATGCGTCGTTATCTGCTGACCGCTCGCTGCTGAATGAGCTGTTGCGATAGTCGCCCGTAATCGTCGAAGACTTGACGCCGGGCATTGCTCCAGCTGTTTGCCGCTGCAGATGCTGGACGAACCCCTCTGGGTTCATGTTTGGTTGATTTGGCGAATGCAGTTCAAACTTCCCATCCTTGCCCGTGTTGATCAGCATGGCGGGCTGGATCTTGGTGATCGTGTTGCCATCCGCGTCGGTGAGGTCCGAGCCGTCCGCGGATGTGTGAACTGGCGTTGCAGACTGCGAAAGTCCCACGCGAGTTGCTCCGGTGGGCTTGCTGTAACTGCCAACGATACACGCAGCCATTGCCGAGGCTTTGAGGACGTTGTAGTTAAGGTCCGACGTGTCCCGCATGTTGATGAGTGCGGCAGCAAACCACGGCAATCCGCGAAGCTGGTCGATGTCATCCTCAATGAACAAGTGCCCGATCTCTGCGATGCCGAATCGCTTCACGGCGCCCGTCTGATTTGCCGAGGCGTAGGGCGGCTGAACGCGAATGTGATAGGCCACACGCTCGCCAAGTTCGGTCAACTCTACGCCACGGAAAACAGTGTTACCTTCGGTGACTGCTTCGGCCACGAGTTCCGATTCGTCAGCCAGTCGGCAAGTGTCGATCAGTTGCAGGGCAACCGGCACGGGAAGATCATGCGCCTGCTGTTTTTGCTCGCTGATCGGCTGCAGCCGGTAAAGAATGTCGCCGCTGAGAATGACATTGCGCAGGGCCAGCTTCTGCAATCCCGCGAACGTCTGACCCCCCTTGCCCGGCAAACCGCGAAGGTCGAAGCCGGATTGAATCCGCGCCCACAGCTCCTGTGCCTTTTCGCGGAAGGCGATGTTGGCTGTTCCGTCGGCATTCATCGCCAAGGATTCGGGCTGCATTCCGTGGCGCCCGATGGTTTTCGCGACGATTGTGCGTACCACCTTGCGAGCGTTTGGGTTGTCCCGGTAAAGCTGCCAGGAATCCGCACGCAGGCTTTGCGCTCGCGACGTGTCAACGTCGTTTTCTCGCCAGACGATCCGGTTGCGTGCGTTGAGTCGGTGACGATTTGCAGCCGCGTATGGGCCGTTCGGCGTGCCGATCAGTTGGTTGATTTGCTGCAGACTTGCCCGGGCTGCTGCACGCCTGACGCCAGCCTCAGGGCTGAAAAATCCGATCACGCGGTCAAGGATGTTCACAGCGATGGCTCCCCAAGCGAAAGAAGGGTAGCCATGCCGCCGCTGCTGGTACTGCCAGCACTGATCTCGTCTTTGAGTTGCTGGCGCAATTCACGTAGGTCGCGCAGCTGCGCCATCTGCTTCCTGCGTCCGGCGATGGAATAATCCTGCGCCTTCAGGCAGTCTAAGATAGCCTGCTCAGTTGCCTCTAAGATTTCTTGCGGTGATGCCATGCCGCCAATTGTGCGGCAGTGCGCGCCAAATTACATACCAGCTTTACCAGTGGTCACCGCTGACCGTCGAGACTCACCACCCGGTGTTGTATCACGATGGTTTCCAGTTGCACGCGAACGGTCCACGTGTGACCGCACGGCCCAAGCCCTGGCTTTGCCGACTTGCAGCAGCGGTAATATCTGGTCTTGCCCTGCGTGGAATATGCCAGCCCGTAGCCGCCACGGCCTTCCCAGCAAATGGGACAGCGTCGGTGGATCTCAATCTCCTCGCCCTGCGTGGTCGGTGGTAACTCGACAACAGGCCGTTGCTGTTGTGGTTGTGTGGTCGCGGCTGCTGGCCGATGCTTTGATGGCTTATTCAATCCAGGGCCTCCCGTCGCTTCGTGTCTCGCCTGCATTGACTACGGTCCTTTGAGTCTTAATCTCTGATCGTGCTGGAAACCCGCCGTTTTCTTCCGCGTAGCATACCGCCAAGGCCAGCCCGTAGCGAATCGCGTCACGAAAGTCGTTTGGGGCCGATTCGTTTTTCTTCACCCAGAGCAGTTTGGCGTTTCCTCGCGTGTCCACTTTGTCGCCCAGCGTGGCGTTGCAGAGTTGTTCGAGGAATTCCATGTCTCGATCCGCCCCGGCGCAGATGCTCAGGCTTTCGGGATCTACTGGCGTTCGGTCGTCCAAACGGGCTTGCAGGTCAGTCTCCCAGAAGTCTGTGGCCACCGTCAGCAGCGTCTGCCCTGCGTGGTCGCCTTCCTGCACCGAAGACAGCCGGTAAGGCTTGCCGCCGAGGTCATGGTTGGCGCCTTTAATAGCAAGAAAGCCATCGTGACGGTTGGCGAAATCGTATGTAGCCTTGGTATCCCAGCCGGAGTCTGCCGCTGCAGCATGTGGCCGCATGGAGTTGCCACCGTCCTCGTGCTCGTAAGCCCTGCAGATTGTCGCCTGCCAAATTTCATCGAGCGTCTGCGTGAGGCCGTAATCTACAACATGAGACCGCCAGTCCGCGCCATGAGCTATGACAACCCAGAGCCGGTAGCCACCCTCTGCCGCCTGCTGGTCGATGGTCACAGTGAGCAGCCGCCCCCAGACTGGCACGATGCCGCGGGGCAACTGCGTTTTCAGCCGCTCGCCGACTCGCTCCGGCGTTGATTTCGTGCGCCGCGGTTCCCACGTTTCGCCTTTGTCTTCGTTGATCCACTGGCGGAGCTTTGCCGGGTTTTTGCATTTGGAAACGAAGTCTGCCGCAATCGAGCCCCAGCCATGAAATAGGGCATAGAAAACGCTGATCTGGCAGCCGTAATCCTGCCCCCAATTGCGAGGCTCACCACGCAACCACGACATATCATCTGGCGGGAGGTCGCGGGCTTCCATTGCCCGTTCGTGATCTACCTCGCAGCCAGCCGGAACCCACACGCCGCGCATCATCATTTCCGGCCGGTGCATATCGTCGATGCGACCCTCACAGAAGCGGCAGACATAGTGAGCCGTTTTGCGGGCCAGTTCCTTATCGGACTGCCCGGAAGGGAGCTTCTCAAAGAAAATGCCGCCAGGGCTGCTGCCGTCGCCAAATTCGATCGCCTGGAATTTGTAACAGTGCGGGCAGGGGACGTGGTAGCGGTGGTGTGTTGATCCCAGCAGCCCGGTTTCCACGTTCGACTTGCCGCGAACAGACGGCGTTGACTCCATCACGAATTTTCTGTCCGGGTACTCCGCCCCGCGTTTGCGGAAACGCTCCTGCGGGTCACCTTCAGTGCTCGACGATTCCATCACCCATTTGTCAATTTCGTTTCCGTGTGCGACGCGGATCGACTTGTCCGCCAGTCGAGACTTACCCCGAGGCCAGGCACCATGACAGACCGACCGGCGAAGCTGAATTCGCGTCTTCGATTGCCGCTGGCGGATCGGCACTTGATCCCGCAGTCGTGGGCAATTCTCCAGCATCTGCCATAGACGGCCAAACACGCTCTTACAGTTGGTTTCGTCCGGCGTCGCGAACATCGTCTCTTCGGGCCGCTGGTCCATTGACCGCATGAGCATTGCCAGCCCGAAGTTGGTTTTGAACATTCGAGCCGCCCATTGTAGCCAGATTGTTCTGAACTGGATTGAATCGTAAGCCCAGCATGGGCCTTGCGGAGCGGTAACCCACGGCACCATCGATTCGTCGAATGCCCGGCCGGTGATGTCATAGAACGACGTGCGAAGCCAGTCGCCAGCGGATTGAAGAATCCGCGGCCGCATCATTTCGCGGCAGACTTCCACACATAACCTACTCACTTACCAACTCCTCCAGCCCGTCGGTGAATTCCTTTTGAATCACTCTCACTTCCTGCTCAACGCGCTGCTTTGTTGTGGCCTTCATTTCGGCTGGTACGAGCGCCGCGATTCGTTCGCCAATGCCCTGCAGGCGTGCCGACAATCGGGACCACAGCAAAGACATATCACGCTCAATTTCCTCCCGCTCGATCAGCAGACCGCGCTTGTGTGCGTTCTCCATTGTTCGGCGTTCGTTCACCAACCTGATGGCCTCCACCTCTGCCAGTTTCTTCGCGTCGCTGGTGCTGTTGCTTTGCAACTTTGCCAGTCGCCAGGCCACGACTTCCTTCAACGGATAGCCGCCCTCACCGCCCGGCATGGGTGGCGATTCAGTCCGCCATTGCTTGACGGTCTGCAATGCCAGCCCGAAAAAGTCTGCCACCTCCGCCAGTGTTGCCGCGGTCCATTTTGGCTGCCGCGCCCATCGTGCCTCCTGTTCTGCCAGCAGTTGTTCGACCGCTTGCAAATCGTCTGGCGATTCAGCGGAGGCGAGCAATTCGGCCAGACAGCTCGCGTCGCTTTCGCTCAATGTCGGTCTCCTGCAGTGCCGCAACAGGCTGTACGTGCTGATGCAAATGCTGGTGCTGGTGCGCGATTATCACGGGATCCGGGTTGTTCTGCTCGTTCATTGCCACCAACGCGCGAGCGGCCGCGATCTTTTCGCGGTTCGTGCCGTTCTGCAAAATGCCCGCGATGATGAGAGCCGCCTTCTGAAACACGGCGTCCGGGATGCTCCAGCCCTGGCGGATGCCCTGCTCAATTTTTCGGAGGTCGCCGCGGACTCGCTGCGGGTCGGTTAGGATTTCGGTTGTAGCCATAATAGGGCCGAGGGTCTTTCGACCCTCGCCTTTCTGCTTTGAATCAAACAAGCATTGCCGACCGTGGCACTGGGTATTCACGAACAATCTTGCCGTCTAGCTCGATGCCAAGTTCTGTTCGCCAGCCTGCGGACTGCTTGTGAAAAAATGCCGTGCCATTCTCTGAGCACTTGCGGTGCATGACGCGTGCCCAGTCTTTGTTTTCTGCGCGATGCTTTGGGCCGGACTCACCACCGTAAATGATCCAGTCAATGCCCGTGATGTCCAGATCGTCAAGCGGGCCGATTGCTGGCTCGTAACTAATGAACCTGACGACCGCCGGAATATCGCGCAGTTCATCCACACGCCACGCTACGCGCATATCCTCCACTGAGGTGCCAAGCCAGACATGCGGCCAGCCGCCCGAGCCCCAATCAGCCGGAAGGTTATCTACGATACGCTGCGGCCGCTTTGTCAGCAACTGCCAATCGAGCGAAGTGCATTCGCGGATCAGATTCCACAGGCGAGGCCGCGTATCATTTGCGGTCGGGTGATCCTCGAAAACATCACACAGTGAAGCGCAAAAAACCCGGCGACGAACACCGTCGGTCTTGGCGTCTGCGTTCCACTGCCGGACGTTTTGCCACGGGGTTTTTGTGACCTGCCGCTTTGTCGATGCTGCCGGACCCCAGAGACTCAAGCCCATCCGGTTTTTTGTCAGCAGTTCAGCGTAACAGTTTGCGCATCCGGCCGAAACCTTTTCGCAGCCCATCCACGGGTTGAACGTGTGGTCTGTCCACGCGATAATCGTTTCTTGTGACATTGTCAGTTCCTTTCAACTGATGGTGTCGGACGGTCAGCAGTTGCAACCTGCTGGCCGTCTTTTTTTGGTGCCACCCGCAAACCGATATAGCGGGCGTTGCCTGTCGAGACTGCCTCGACAGCCTCAATCATTGTAACAAAGTCGCAACCCCTTGCCAAGCTGTGACTTACGCCAATTTCATCCAGCTTACCCCGGAATGCATCCGGTAATTTTTGCTGCTGAAATGTGCAGCCAAGAGCAGCCAGCGCCGCCCCGTCCGTGGCTCCCTTAAACATTGTGCTGCCAATTGTCAGGAAAATTGTCGTTGGTTGATGAATGTTCGGCAGCACGGCAAACCAGTGTTTCCACGGGCTGCCATAGGTGTCGATGTCGATAATGTTTTGGCTCAGCCCTGGCTGCTGCAAAATTCGCACTGAGTCTATCTGCAATCGGCCTTTCTTCGGCTTCATATCGACGCCCCAATATGAAGTCACCGGGTGCGTTCTTCTGAGCGTGGTCCACATGACGCCGCCAGCTTGGCAGCAATCCAGCACCTTCGCCGAGCCGTTTGCGTGGTACTTGTTCAAAAAGTATTGCCGCAGCCGCAGCTTAACGGCGGGGTTGTGATTGTCTGTTTTCTTAGTCATCGTTCACCGTCGTTTCGACGAACGAACCGTCAACGGCTGCTATTGCTTCGACTTGTGTGTTAATTTCCCCGAAGCGTACTGTCGGAATGCCGACAAGAACCCATGTCATTTTAGGCGCTGGCCGCACGCTCATTGTCTTTAACTGTCCGGCGTCGTCATCCTCAAACCCAAGGGCCTTGAGCAACTCGGTTTCATCGAACCCTAAATTGCCAACGTCGAATTCGTCTTGCACAAGTTTTGCCAACTCCTCAGCCAGAATGCTTTCATCCCAGCCGGAATTGAGGGCAATCCGATTATCCGCGAGAATGTAGGCTCGCCGCTGGGCGTCCGTGAGGTGTGTCAGACGGATGCAAGGGACCGTGTCGAGCTTCAGCCGCTGCGCCGCCAGTACGCGGCCGTGTCCGGCGATGATGCTGTTTTGTCCGTCGATCAGCACAGGCACGTTAAAGCCGAATTCCTGGATGCTTCCGGCGATCTGTCCGACTTGCTGCTCTGAGTGCGTTCTGGCGTTGCGTGCGTATGGGATCAGGTCCACCACTGGGATCAGTTCAATCTGCTGCGCCCCGGGCTTCTGCGGGCCTGCTGACGCCCCCACGTCTGCCCCCTTCCCCTTGCTGTTTTTCATCTCGCCCCCCTGTAGTAGTATCATGCCCAAATTTTTTCTTATGCGCAAAAAAAGTCAGCAGTAAGGGACC